GACTATACCCGCTGCAACGTCAACGAAACACTGAACAAACCCGTTTACCATGTTAACCGCCCATTCTGTGAGTTTCGCTAATATGTCTGCAAAGAATGTAACAACCGAATCCGTAAACTCTGTGATCCAGTCAGTGAGTTTGGTTATGATGTCAGCGAAAAATTCAACAACCGAATCAGTAAACTCTGTGATCCAGGTAGTAAGATTATCAATAATATCAGCAAAAAACGTTACAACTGCCTCAGTAAACCCGGTGATCCATTCGGTTAACTGAGCCAGAATGTCTGCGAAGAAACCCGCGACTGATTCTGTGAAATCGGTGATCCAATCAATGAGTTTCAGGATTATGTCGGCGAAGAATGTCGCTACGTTTTGCGTGAACTCGTTGATCCAGTCCGCGAGAGCGGTGATTATGTCAGCGAAAAATTCGACTGTTGCAGTAGTGAACCCGGCGATCCACTCTGTGAGTTTTGCAATAATGTCAGCAAAGAAAGCGACAATACTTTCAGTGAATCCGGCGATCCATTCCGTTAATTTCGCTATAATGTCTGCAAAGAACGTGACAACTGCCTCAGTAAACCCGGTTACCCATTCCGCTAATTTTGCCACACTGTCAGCGAAGAACGCGACCAGGGCGTCAGTAACCCCGGTGATCCAGTCGTTAAATGCAGTTATGGCCCCTGCAAAAAACTCAGTGAGTGCACTGGTGAACTCTGTGACCCAGGCAGTAACCGCTGCCATCGTGTCGGCAAACAGTTGAGCGACCGCAGCACCGACATCAGCCGCCCAGGTTGTGACGGCCGTCAGTATTCCGCCAATGGTTGTTGTTATTGACTCTGCCAGACCCGTGAATATTTTGACTACTGTGTCCTGCAAGTCGGTAAACGCCTCAACAAACCCGGTTACGAACCCAACCACACTTTCAATAATGACGGCAAACCCGGCAGTCAGAATTGTAATAATTTCATCCACCGGGAATATGGCCCGAACAAACTCATCCACCGCTATAGCTGCACCGGTCAGGGCCTCAAGCACTTTCCCCGGTAGTTCTGCAAACCAGTTGCCGACGTCGATCCAGTTCACGCCCAGGGCTGTTAGAATAAGTGTCGGAGGGAATATGATCCCGAGAATTACCGCGACAATGGTGTCAGGGCTTATACTAGAAACAGCGTTTCCTATTTTGCCCGGTATGTCTGTGAAGAATTTTACCACGTCGTCAAGTCCGACACCCATTTCAGAGAGAATTTTCGCAGGGGGAAAAATAACCCCGGCAATAGCCAGAGCCACGGCAACCGGATCAATACCGGTAATAAACCCGATCACGGACTCGGCCAGACCCCCGAACCATTCGCCTATCTGTGGAAATGCCTGGTTGAGCAGGTCCAGGATCAACAGCGGAGGGAATATAATTTTAATTATCGTCTCTGCAATACCCCCACCGTCACCGCCTGACCCCCCGGTTATGGCGTTGATGATTGTCCCCGGTAAATTCGTGAAAAAGTCTATAATTCCCTGAAACGCAGCCCCGACATCAAAGTTCTGGATCCATGCTGCGAACGCAGCACCCTGTTCAATAATCCAGTCAAACACCCCGAGCTCATTCAGAGCCCAGAGGATCGCTATGGCAGCAGCAACGCCGAGAATAATCGGGGCTGCGGCGATGAGTGCCGGGATGAGCGAGGCGGTCATGGTAGCACCGAGAGCCCCAATAGACCCGGCCAGACCAGACAACCCGGTCACAATGCTACCGGCAGACAGGGCCGGGAGAACTGACCCAAGCGCCTGCAGAGCAATAACCCCGCCGCCGATCCCCTCCATGGCCGGGGCAAACGTCGCGACCGCTCCAATCACCGAATCAAACGGGCCGAGGAAATCACCGAACCCTATGACAAGTTTGTCGAGAGCGACTTTCATGTCGTCGCCAACCCCGGTCGCTGCGATGTTCATGGCGTCAGCAAACTTTTGTGCAGACCCGGCAGACTCGTCCATCTTACCCCGAGCGGTGTCGATTGCGTCGCCTGACAGCCCCATTGCAGCCGTCAACTCTTCAAACGAGATCTTCCCATCGCCGTTGGTGTCTGACCCCTCAGATACGGCTTTTGAGAGTTCAGACATCATAGACCGCCCGGTATACCCGGCTTCGCTCATGGCGATCATGGCGGTCTCAAGGTCCTCCATTGAGAGACCTGCAGAGGCGATTTCTGGACCAAGCCTCTGAATCGTCCTACCGAAATCTGAAGAATCGACCCCGGTTTTCTGAAACATTGTTGCAAGACCATCAATATACTGATCCGCGTCAGTCAGTTCGATCCCGAACGCTTTGAACGCCGGGATCAGGTCTTCAGTCAGTTTGTCTCCCGGTGCACCAACCGCGTCGGCCAGGGTGTCAAACGCAGTCCCGGCTTTCTCCAGGTCGGCAGCAGACGTAACCCCGGCTTTCCCGAGCGCCTGAAACATGCCCGCCGCTTCTTCCATTGAGGTGTCTGCGGTGTAAAACTGCAGAATGAGACCCTCCATCGCCTCGGCGGTCTCACCAGTCTGGAGCGCCAGAACTTTGCCGGCGGAATCAAGTTCGTTCTCACGGTTCGCGACGGTCTCAAGCCCGGACGCAAGCAGACCAACACCGGCAGTCAGAGCGGCTGCAGTTGTGACCAGGGTGTTGAGCGACCCGTCAGAGTTTGCAGCAGAATCACCCATTTCGTCGATCCCGTCAGCAGCTCCGGCAGCAGCGTCCCCCATCTCGCTGACCCCTGTTGCACCTGCTGCAGCAGCGTCGCCGGTAGACGCAAACGATGATTCCACCCCGTCGAGCGACGATTCAAGCCCGCCCATTGTGGACTCGATCCCGGAAATACTAGACTCGGCTGAACTGATCCCGCTGCTCATTTCGTCTTTGAGCCCGAGAACTACCATTAATTCCTGAATAACGTCGCTCATTATTTCCTCTTCGCTTTATTCATTTCTGCCTGTATTCGCCGTTGCCGCTCAGTCCATGCAGCCATCACGAAAATCTTGTCCTGCCCTGACATCTGCCTGAACTGGTCGGGAGTATAACCGGTATCAATCAGCAGCGCAAACAGGTTTTGTCCGCTGTCGCTTACCGCGAAAGGATTCGGTTTCTTTCTGTTTCGACCCCCATGTACGGATCCCGGCCAGGATCTGATCTCTGATCTTCTGTGGGATCAGCCCGGAGGCAAAAGCATCATAATCAAGAGCCGGATCGACCGTGACCTCTGCGAGCAGGGTATTGACGGTCTCGTTGAACTCATCAACGCTCTGGTATGCCCCGAGCACGGCAGTTATTTTCTCTGTCTCTGACAGGTCGCTGCTGGTTACACCACCGACTTCTTTGGCAGCAAGCAGGACTTTGGTTGTCATCTGGTTGAGCCATGACACCTGGTCTGATGACGGTTCGAATAGTTCAACCTGTACGGTTTCGTTCCCGGTCTCTACGTCGATGGTGAACGTCTCGCGTTTTGCCGAGATGAACGCCTGTAAAAGTTTTGAGTTTTTGGCGTTCCCCAAAACTTTTTCGCGTATGTCGTTCTGAAACTTTGCCGAGAGTGCCGGGTTTTCGGTCTGTTTTATGGCCAATTAGGATCCCACCTATGAGCTGGTTGCTGACCATTCGATGAGGTAGCCAATGTCAACTGTCAGCGAGTCGGTATAAGTCCCTTCGGTCGGGAAATCCTGGTCGTTGCCTGACAGGGTAACGTCAATAAGACCCCATTTGTGAGTGACTGCCCCAGTTGAATCCGTCTTTTTACCGACCAGGCACAGAGATTTTTTGAACCCGGTGATCTTGTTGGACCAGATGATCTCGTCTGTTGCCGGCCCTGTGGTCCGTGCACCTGAGAACATGGTTTTCAGGACAAGGCCGTCTTCGACCTGCAGCATGGAAAACGATCCGGTTGTCTCTGCTGCACCGGTTACGGTGATCTTGTTGGTCTGACCGTGCACGGCTATTTTCTCAGTTGAGACCTTAGTGGACGTTTTAAAGTCCTTGGCTGACATGATGTGAGTCAGACCGGTTGTCTCTGCATCAATGTAGTAGAGATCAACCACGTCGTCTTTTGCAATGCCTGTGTATTTGATAGCTTCAACCCCGCTGTCCTCGTCTGCAGAGGTAGAGAGATCGTTTTTGAACCCGGTGTACGCTGTCTGGACTCCGTCTACGACGACCAACAGCATACCGTAATCAGCGGTTTTTGTGAGAACTATACCGCCTGCTAATGCCTGTGCACTTGAGACCGTGACGGTCTCAGAATATGCGACTCCCCCGGCGTACCATTTAACCTCCGGGCCTCTGGAAATATCAGAACTCGTTACATCTGCCATTTTTGTTATACCTCGTTATACTCGATCAGCACGTCTACCGGGACATGATACCAGTTTGTGCCAGGGTCGATGAGCCTGACCCCGCCGGTACACCTGCAGGTGATGATGTCATACGACACCGACCCTACGGTCCACCGCTGTGGGCTGGTGTTTAGTCTCGGTTTGTGCAATACCGCTCTGACCGCAGCGGCGACGGTTTCCACCTGGGCAGGACTGCGAAGCCCGCCCGTGACGGCCGGGTTTGACCAGCACGACACCTGCACTCTGGCAGATGTCGCTTTCGACACATCTTTGTCAGGGACCCCGGAGATCGGATGAATGGTGATGGCTGGCAGGGTCGGGTTTTGGGGCATACCGTCAACATAGATCCGGGTTGAGACCAGAGCAGTAACGGCAGTCGTTGCCAGCAGTTTTGTCTGGACCATGGCGGTGATCATGCGAACCGCCTGAACGCGTCCTGTAGTTCGCGTTTCACGTCTTCAACAACCTGATCTTTGTTCTCGTCCCATGCCGGTCTTAGCCAGGGGTGGGGCTTGGACCCATACCATACGACCGATTCACCCCGTTCAATCCCGAATATGGTCGCCCATTTCCGTGACTCCACTTTCCATAACCACGGGATCTTTTTTGCCTGGCTGCCCCCCGGTCCGGTTGCATACAGACCAGTCCCATACTCCAGGTAGATCCCGTGGATCTCTGAAGACCCGGTTTTGATCACCTGCTGGCCTGACTCAATTGACGCCTGGGTATTGATTGACGCCGTCAGGATCCCGTTGTCGTTGTGTTCCCTGGTGTTCTCTTTTGCTGCTGCCTCGACGTTCAGCTGCATGGATTTCAGCCCGGCCTGTTTGAGCAGTTCCGGGGCTTCGGTTGTCAGGGTTGCGAGTTTCGACCGGAGTTCGTCAAGCCCGGTAAACGAGTATGTGCTCATGTCACAACCTCCAGGTCACAGACAATATGGCTGATCTCGTTCTGCACCATGGCCTGGCGTGGTGTGCCTATGACCCGGTACGTCTCGGTGTACCCGGGAGAGAGCCCTACGATCTGCTTTCCCTCGCGGACCGTTGTACCGGCAGGCAGGATTACACCCTGACCCCTGACCACCAGTTCGCCCGGTTCCAACTGCTTGAGCGATCCTTTTGTTGCAAAAAACCGGCACGAGACCGTAGTGAGGGTCTTTGTTGCGCTCGGGACCTGCCAAGCGTCTTTTGATCCGGTTGTCTCCCCGGTCTCAACCTGGCAGGAATGACAGAGCAGGATCGCCGGGTATGCCATTTAACCCTCGCAGAAATAGCCCGGCACATCTGCCTGGTCGAGATGAAACTCGGTCATGTCAGCATCGCACCGGGTAACGTCTGATTCAGACGAGTAATCCACTGATTCAGCATATCCGTCAATGATCTGCTGGTATTCGAGCAGGAACACCGTCACGCCCGGATCTTTTGAGACCGATAGTTGTTCGGTCGAATAACTCTTCCACCCGGCCGTCTCGTCAGCCTTTGCCATATGGGTGATCATGAGAGCATGGCACCAGTCATACAGAGCGGTAGGGAGTCCGGGGTTATCGTTGTCAAGCCGGGCCTGGGCGACAGATTTGAGTGCCACATACGTCGTGTCTGCTTCGCTAATCGGTGCATATGCCCCGCGCGAAGCGATTGCAACTAACGAATAGGTAACGGTCATGTTTTCGCAACCAGGACAATTTTCTCAACGCTGGTCCCCGCTTCCCGGTACGTGAACGCCCCGAGAAACTTCGTGTCGTCCAGAGCCTCAACGGCAGTCTCAAACGCTGCGAGAGTCAGGTACACCGTACAAACGCAGTTCGCCATACTCTTACGTCTCCACGTACTCAAGAATGACTATAGCGTGTCCGGTTCCTAAACTGCTAGCCGTGTTGACGGCTTTGAGATCAAGCCTGGTCCCTTTGGTGATCGCCGCCTTCCCCGTCTCCGGTGCGATCTCCCCGTGGGTTTTGGCTGCAACACCTGCAGCGGCCAGAGTCGCCCCGAATATTTTCACCGGGCTCGATGCATCGTTATACAGTTCGATCTTTGCGTCGTTGGTGTCCTTCACATATGCCTCAGTGAGGTAATAGTGCAGAGTGACGACCGTGATGTTTACCGGGGCAAAAAAGACCCCGTAAATCTGAATGTCGCTACCGCTCGCAAGATCAATACCGGCGGTTGCGAGATCGGTATTAGTGCCGACCCCTGCCGTGAGAACTGCGTATTTCGAGTTGTTTTTGGTGAACTCGCCAGAGACTGAGGTAAACTCAGTCTCGATGTCAGAGAGTTCGTTACAGATTTTCTGAGCCAGGGTGCCACCGACTTTCCGAAACGTCCCGGCGTCTGGCGCTGTGTAGGTCATTGTTTAGGTCTCCTGATGTGTAGGTACTGGATCAGTCCGAAAAACGGGATTAGATCCCGTTATCATACAGTGCGGCGTAGGGTTCGGTCACAACGGTCTTGTGTTCAACCCAGAACCTGAGGATCTGGTCTTCGCTGCCCTTCTCGGTCCACTGGTTGAAATGGAACCCGAGGTTCCGGGCTTCGACGGTTTTTCGTTCGCCGTTGATGATGGTTTCATACTCAACAGTCTCGGTGGCAAACTGCGGATCAACGTAATAGTGAATCTCTGCTGCCGGGTTGTTTCGGTCAATACCGAGACAGTAGCCGTCAGACAGGCCGGATTTCACTTTCCAGACATCCGCCCCGACAACCGGGATGGTGATCTGGTCTTTGTTGATCTCAGGCACCCCATAGAGGGTTTTCTGTTTCCCGTCGTCTACGTCAACGCTGGTCAGGTACCGCTTGAGTTCATACCAACACGTTTTGTTTACAAACACGTCGGTCAGTGAGTAGGGGTACCCTTCCCGGTCCATCTCTGCTTCGAGAGCGATCAGGTCGTCAACCGGGGTAGCGTTTGCTGCTGACCATACCGCTGTAGGGGTCCAGTTCGGAGTGGTTGCACCGGCAGTAATGGCAGACAGGATAGAGTCGTTCATGTACTGAGCCATCCAGTAGCCGGCGGTGTCGTATGCCCGCTGGACTTCAGAGATCCCCTTTGGTTCTTTCCGGATCATTTCGCGTTTGATCCTGACCTGAAACCCTCGGCTCTCGGTAGCAGATGGTACGTATGCCCCCCGGCTCATATCGATCTCGGGGAAATCACCACCGATCTTTGCATGTGCAGGAGTCTCTTTCTTCGAATCGCTGGCTTTACCGGTTGCGTCATACGCATACAGAAACGCATTGTCCTCTTCCTGTACCGGCCTGGTGAACTGACTCCAGATGAGGTACGGCTCTGCTTTCTCGTAGATCATACGTAGAGCGGTGCCCTGCTGAAGCCAGAAATCTAAATTACCTTCCATGGTTTAGGCCCCCGTTGCGGCATATAATAGCCCTGTGAGCAGTACCAGAGCGGACGCGGTGTCACCGTCTGAACCGGCTGCCACGTAGTGCATCGGGATACAACCTACCCCGTTTGTACTGGCAGAATCGAAATAATACCCACGGTTGCCAGATGTGTAGGCGCTGGTGATGTTGAAGTGGAGCGTGGTTGCCACACCTGGGACCAGAGCGTTCGATCCGTCCTGCATGATCTCAGCCTTGACGACCCGGCCGGGTACGTGCAGCTCTACCAGAGCAGTCCGGTAGTATTTGCCCGCCAGCCGTTTGGCGAGAGTGTCGGCGTCGGTAGAGCTGGGGAACCGCTTGAGCTCCGGGGTAGAGACGATCTGACCAATCACCAGAGACTCGCCGTTCGCCGCCTTCTCCACGACTGGCATCCCCTCGGTTGCTGCGTATGTGTTCGCGGTGTCGTTGCTGAGTGCGACGACCATACCCTCCTCGAGTTGGCTGGCAAACGTCACGGTTTTCAGTAACATTCCGTTCTGCCCTATACTGGTTGCAGCATAGGTCGGGGCCCCTTCGTCGAGAATACACTCGATCACCGGTCCAGATCCGGCATATGAACCGGCAATTGCGCTTGTGTTGTCTGTCATTTACATTACCTCAATGCAGAGTTCCTGGGATAGCTACCCGCCTGCTGAAAATTTCATTCCTCTTTGCGACAGGATCCTCGTCCCGGTTCGTGAACTGTTGCCCGGTCTCTGCTTTGCCAGGCTCAACCCGGATCTCAAGCAGTTTGTTGGTGAATGCAACCGGATCACTCTCGAACAGTTCCCTGGTTGTCTTCTCAACTTCCGGAGAGTGGACCATGCCCGGGGGTAGTTTGTTCTTGAGGGCCTGCCATGCAGCCTCTTTCTGTGCAGTCTCGATCTCTGCGATCTTGTTCGCATACTCAGTATTCTTACTCTCCATCTCGGAGATCTTGTTTTTGAGTTCTGCGATCTCGGCGTCTTTTGACGCTATTTCTGTGTCTACCATGTTTGTCTTTTCTTCGATTTCGGTATATGTCTGGACCACTTCAACCGGATCCCCGAACGAGATCCGCCCGTTGTCAACCGTGTACGGTGACTTTAGGGTTTTGTTGGTTGTCGGGTGTTCCCAGATGACTGAGTCCGGGAATGTCATCCTCACCCAGACGTCACGAGGCGACCCGTCAGGCCAGAACAACCCTAACTGGGTTGAGAGTGCTTTTCTGACGTCGTCGATCTGCATCTCCATTGATGCAGCCGGATCAACCGGGTCCTGGTTCGTGAACGCCTGCCCCCCGGTGATCTCTTCGATGAACGTTTTCAGCATCTCGAAGATCTCGTTAAGTCTGGTCGAGTTCTTGCCGGACAATACCCGCCCTTCGTTTGTGAAGGATTTCATATTCATCTCCTTGTTCAGCACCACGGCCCCCTTATCTCTTGGCTGATTGCTCTGATCCTCTTCGAACAGCAGGATATGGTGTGGTTTCACATACCCGTCTAATTGGTTGTCCTTGGTATGGGCCCAAAACCCGGTAGATACTCCGAGTTTGCCCTCGTTAAACAACCGCTGAACATCAGGATCAGCGTTCCAGTTGAGATCCGCCTGTAATCGCGGTCTGCCTGTCCTCTCAATACGGGCATTTGTCGGCGTCCCGACTACGTCTGCCCGTCTACCGGTCGTCTCTGCGATTCTGGCAAGCTCTGCAGCAGGGTCAAGATCATACGCTTCCATGTCAGGGTGTTCCTGTGCGAAGATTACGGGCACAGATTCCCAATCAGCGACGTTCTCAAACGATTCAACCGGGAAGAAATCGTCTCCGATCTTCCGGTTGAGCTGCTGCAAAATAGTAGGGTGGGCCTGAACAGCAGGATCGCCCCTCGGTTCATTTCCCGATGTGTTCGGCATGAGAATATATGTAGCCGTTTTATTATTTAGCTGCAACGTGTGGCAGTTTAGAAAAATACTGTTTTGCTGCGTCAGCGTCAGCCATAACCCGGCCTGTGCCGTCAGCATACCAACAGGCGGGAGTAATGTCGGTTTTTTTGAATGTAAACTCGCCCCGTTCGTATGCCATGCAGATCTGGTAGAGAAACCAGTTTGAAACCTCTGAATAGTTTGGATCGTTGTGACAGACAACCAGGGCAAACGGTACCGCCGCTGAAACAATTGTTTTCCGGTCCTGCTGGCCCCTGAGGTTTACATCGTTTCTGGTGGTCTGATGCTCGTGCTGTAGGTAATCGTAATAGATGTCCCTGACAACTGCCATGTTTCCGGTGAGTTCGTCCAGCCACGACTGAGGGGTTTTGACTTTGGCCAGGACCATCCGCACCAGGCTCTTAAACGTAGAATGAAACCGGTACGCCTCCGGGCTGGCGTTTGCCAGTTCTTCGCCTGAATTTATGCCAGAATACCAACTCATGTTATTGTCCAGGCTCTTGGGATGGTCAGGTTCCTATGCCTAAAATATAATCGCACTCATCCTGCGTAATCAGTTTCGGCACATAACTTTGCACTTTTGCTTCATCAATTGCACCTGCATCATACCGGCTTTTGATGATGTTTTTCCAGTGTTCGCTCATAGCATGGCCTCCGCCAAATCTAATAATGCCGTTTCAATGTCACCTAATTTGTTAGGTATCACATCCGCACCTGCAAGCATCAATAGAGCCTGATATCTGCCGTTCAAATACTCCTGTGCAGTTGCCTGACTCCGGGCGTGTGCGGGTAACGGTATGCGGATACGAGCCTCATCATATTGCCATTGCTGATATGTTTGACTGTCTTCAGTGGTTCCGGTTGTTTCTGTGATGTTCCAATGCACCAGGACATCAACAGATCCGCCTTTAAATGATCCCCAATCCAATTCTACTTGTTCGGGTTGTGTGTTTTTTGTTACCATGTTAATTTCTCCTACGGAATAAATTCCAGACGGGCGCCAACACTCGGATAGACAGACGAGGCCGCGGCGTCCATCGCACGCAAAGAGCCGACCCCCGCCGAACCGGCATGATCCCAACGGCCCCCCGCAAGCAGGCACCCTGTTTGTGAGATTCCTGCTTTGTGGCTGTAGAAGTAATCAGTGAGGTAGGTTGATTCAGAACCTGATAGAGCGGATGGAATAAATGCTAATTTTAACGGATCAGAAAACACGAGGTCAGATGCATATCCGTGGCAGTAATTTCCTCCATCGGTTCCGGAAATGTTGCTGGTGCCGTTCAATGGCGTGACCCCTGATGTCTGTTCATAGTTCCCTGCTGTAAGAATTGCCGCCAGTGCTCCAGTTCCATCTCGTTTCATCACGTTATAGGCTGCATCAACGGAATTGAACCCGATAATAAATTTCCAGATGTTCCCCCACGGATTTTCTATTCCCCGGTAACATACGGCCTGCTGATCTGTCCCTCCTCCGGTTCCGTTCGTTCCCATGAGTGCGTTACCTTGACCGGTTGCAAGTGCTGTAGTGTTTTCTGCCTTGGTTCGACCCGGCGCAAGTGCTGATTGAGAATTGAATGATGCATACTCGATATAAAACAGGCTTCGTAACAGACATTGTGTCCAAAACGACTGAATGCCCCAATTAGTTCCGATTGAATTTGCGGCGGTTTCGAACTGTGCCATCGTACCTGACGTATCATGTCCTGTTAATGGTGCAACCCCGGATTTGCT